CACCTGGGGCACCAAGTCCATGGTGTTCATCAAGTCCGCTGACTACGCCACCACTTACAGCATCACCGTCAACGCCACCACGGCCACGTACACCACAGCCAACGCAGGTGGCAGTGTGCCGAGCACCGTGGACATCGCGCTCAACCTGCGCAACTCACTAAACGCAGCCCTTGGCGGAACCTTTACTTTCACGGCCAGCGACTACGTCGTGCGAATCACGAAGAACGACGGCACTGACTACACGCTGGGCAGCTCGGACACCAGGATTGGCACGGCAACGGTGCCCATCAAAGGCTCGGTGGACACCATCTCTGACCTGCCGACCAAGGCCGAGCATGGCTTCATCGTCAAGATCATTGGCTCCGCTGCGTCCGGGGCCGACGATTACTACGTGAAGTTCGTGACCACCGTCGGCTCAGGCTTTGGCCATGGCATCTGGCAGGAGACAGTGGCCCCCGGCATCCAGTACTTGTTCGATGCGACCACCATGCCCCACGTGCTGATCCGTAACAACGACGGCACGTTCACTTTCAGGAAGTTCGATTGGTCTGGCCGGGTAGCAGGTGACGCCATCACTGCAAAGGAGCCGAGCTTTGTTGGGTCCACGATCCAGAACGTCAACCTGTTCCGCAATCGGCTTGCGTTGTTGGCTGATGAAAACGTCATCATGTCGGCAGCTGATGCGTACGACAGGTTCTGGCCGGAGTCCGTGCAGACCGTGGTCGACTCGGACCCCATTGACCTCAGTGCCGGCAGCAGGAAGATCAACCTGCTGACGTCGAGCCTGGCCTTTGCCGACGTGTTGCTGGTCTTCAGTCGCAACGGGCAATTCAGGTTGAGTGGTGGCAATGCAGTCGCTGCGTCGTTGACACCCAAGACCGCGACCATCACGCAGATCACAGCGTTTGAGATGAGCAACGGCGTGGACCCGGTGATCGTGGGTCGCACCATGTACTTCCCGGTGCCCAGGGGTGAGTACGGCGGCTTGAGGGAGTTCTTCTTGCCGGATGCATCAGGCCCGGTGCCTACGTCGGAGGAAGTGACAGCAGCTGTGCCACGGTTCCTGCCGTCGGACCTGTCGAACCTGGTTGCGACAGCAGCTGAAGAGGCGGTCTACGCCGTGTCAAAGAGTCAACCCCGGCGCGTCTATCTCTACAAATTCCTGTTCCAGGGGGACAACAAGCTGCAAAGCGCCTGGAGTTACTGGGAGTTCAATGCCGGCAAGAGCGTGATCGGCGTGGACCTGGTCGACAGTGACCTGTATGTCGTGGTGCAGTACTCCGACGGTGTCTATCTGGAGCGCATCGTGACTCACCCTGAATCCGTGGATGCCGGTACGACGGTGGAGATGTTGGTGGATCGCAAGGCGACAGAGGCCAGTTGCACTGTGGCGTTGACGACGCCGAGTGGACTGGACACCCAAAGCACCATCACCCTGCCGTACCCCATCAACACCAGCACCAGCAACATGGCAGTGGTTGGCCGGTTCTTTGCGGGCAACAGCTTGGCCCACGGCCAGGTCGTTCAGCTCCTGTCGTCGACTGCTGCTGGTGGCGCCGGTGGCAACGGTACCCTTACGGTCCGTGGTGACCTGACTGGCGCTGAGTTCTTTGTGGGTGAGCTGTACCCCATGCTGTACGAGTTCAGCACCCAGTACCTGAAAGAGCAGCCGCCTGGTGGTGGCATGGCTGTGATCTCAGGACCCAAGCTGCAGCTCCGCACCTGGACCATGCTGTTTGACAAGACGTCGTTCTTCAACATCAACATCACCCCCCGTGGCCGGGACACCATGACGTACCCGTACACCGGTCTCGAGATTGGGGACCAGGAGATCAGCCTGGGTGAGTTGGCTCTCCGCACTTCCAAGTTCCGGGTGCCCGTCATGGCTCAGAACATCGAGGCCAAGATTGAGGTCACCAGCTCCTCGCCGCTGCCGTGTCGCCTCCAGTCGGCAGAGTGGGAAGGTTTCTACCACACCCGAGCGGCTCGCCTGTGACGTCTGCGTACACCAGGCCCACCAGGGTCGCTGATATTCCGTATGTGGCGGAGTTCATGCGGGAGGAGGACGTCGCAGAGGTGCGGGCACACTCAGGCCACACCCCTCAGGAGTCCCTGTTGCATAGCTTTTTTGCTGGGTCTCCTTGCATGACCATGATTGGGAGAGACGGCAGGCCTATGGGCATGTGGGGCGTCGTTCCACAAGACGGGAGCATCGGCACGATCTGGATGCTGTGCACCGACGACCTGGTGCGGGACCGTCTCAACTCCATGCGGTTCCTACGGGAAGCCAGGGGCCACTTGGATCTGGTGCAGCGTCGGTACAAGGTGCTTTTCAATCTCGCAGATGCTCGTAACGTGGTGCATATCAAATGGTTGCGGTGGATGGGGTTCACCTTCATCTCGTCGCACCCCAGATTCGGAACAGAAGGTCGGCTGTTCCATGAGTTCGTGAGGATCTAGGACCATGTGTGGACCAATCCCAATCATCATGGGCGTCGTCAGCGCCGGCCTGGGCATCGGCCAAGCGGTGGCTGGTGCCCAGGCCGCACAGCAGCAAGTCGACTTTGCCAATGCCCAGGCCCAGCAAGGGTTCCGGTTCCAGCAAATGCAAGCCAGCTCGCAGAGAAACTTTGAGCAGCTGCGGGCCAATCAACAGGAAGAGTTGATGCGGATCAATCGCCTGATGGCCGACAACGCCTACGCCAACGACATCGGGGCCCTGAACGCCCGGTTGATGCAAGAGCAAGCAGCTGCGAGCCAAGAGCAACAGAAGGGCGCGATCGCTGGGACCAAGGCCCGAGGCGAGATCATTGCCTCCGGTCGCTTGGGCAACACTGTCGACAACCTGGTGGCTGACTTCTACAGGCAGCAGGCCCAGTTCGACTTTGCCACCAGCCAGAATCTGGCGTTCACCGGCACCCAGATCCAACTCCAGAAACAAGGGGTCGCAGCTGAGCGTGGCTCCCGGATCGCCAGCCAGCAACCGTACATCGAGCAACCGGTGCTGGATCCACTGGAACCCATTTACCAGGCGAAGCCGAGCAAGCTGCCGTTCATCCTGCAGGGGGCCAGTGCCGTCTTGGGTGGCGTCAGCACAGGTATGAGCACAGCTTCGTCCATGAGGGGGGCTGGGTACAACCCTTCAAAATGGGGCTTCAAGGCATAAACCATGGCACGTCTATCAACCGGTCAGTTTTACGGCGAGGCCAGCCGTGCCTCAGCCGCTCAACTCCTTGGTGGCATCCCCACCGAAGCATCTGGCGAAGCCCTGGCTCAAGGCTCGATCAATGCCCCGTCCTTGCAGCCACGGGCGACACCTGTCGATACGTTCCAACGGGTAGGAGCGCCGACACTGGGTGGGGCCCCCAAGTTCTTTGCGCCACCGGACCTACCGAACCCAGGCCAAGACCTGGCGAATCTGTCCCGGGCCCTGGGTGGATTCAGCTCGACGTTGCAGAACTTTGGCGAGACATGGATCGCCAGCAAAAAAGAGGAAGGCAAACGGATGGAGGAGGCCACTGGGGCCCTTGTTGGCCAAGTCAGCAAATATGGCCCAGCCCGTGGCATCGCTGACCTTGTTGCCAACCTGGAGAAAGCCAAGGCCCTTGGGGACCCAAATGCTGACCGATGGCTGCAGATCGTTCGAGAGAAACAAAACTCCTCGTATGGCAAGTACTGGCTGGGGCGCTCCATTGAGCAGAACGCGATCCAGGACGCAGCACTGAGTTTGCCGGACCTTGTCGCCAACACCTCCGTGATCCCGGGGGCGGACGGCAAGGACATCGAACTCAACACCCTGCCGACCAACGACTACAGGTACCTGGAGTGGCGGGATGGAAGGCTGTTTGGCGGTTGGGCCATGTCGAACCCGGGCTACGCCAAGAACCAGGGGATCATTGTCCAGGCGCAGCTCCAGGCTGACCAGATCCAGCGAAAGAAGTACAACGCCAACATGGCCAACATGGCCGCCAGCCAGTTCGTGGTCAACAGGCAAAGCATTGCCAAGGGCTACGTCTCCTTGTGGGACGCCGGAGGGTGGAACAATGCAGAGACCAGCTTCGGCTGGGCCAGCAATGCTTTGCAGCAACAAGTCGACTACGCCAGGCAGCTCTCTGGCGTGACCGAAGAAGCAAAGACGAAGCTGGTCAGCGATTTGCTGGAAGGGTTTGCTTTGGACGTCGTGTCGGCTGCCAAGACCCAAGGCGCCAAATCCGCAATTCCTATCTCCGACATAGACGCCATCCTGAAACCTGTGCTCAGGTCGGTCCGTACCGGCCCCGTCGACCAACGGGTCAAGGCTGATGGCACTCCAAACGAAGCCTTGCGTCTGTACAACACCCTGGGCGGCGAGGCGTACCTGGATCAGGTGGTGGCCAAAGCCATTGCCAGCCAGATCCAAAACAACACCCAGCAAGCCCAGATGGCTGGGATCCAGGAGCAGCAAGCGTTCGACACGCGACTGGCCGCAGCGTTGCCAGAGGGCCGTCGTTCTGATCCGGCTGCCATCAAGGGTTTCCACCAGGTCGAGCGACAGCAAGCAGCGTCGATAACCGATGGGACCCAACGGGCCGCCAGGTACTCGCAGATCGACGCATCTGAGCGCCAGTTGACTGAGACGTACGTCAAGCCAGTCCAGGAGCGGCGGGCCCTGCAGCTCACCCAGCAACTGGCCGGAACCGTCAACGACGAGGGCAAGCGCAACAGGTTGGCAGCTCAAGTGGAGTCCGACTTGGCAGCTGGCTTGATCACCAGTGCAACGGCCATCAGCATCCAAACCACCTTGTCGGCCCAGGGCTCTAAGGAGGTGCGGACCTACGACAAGGACATCAACAAACGCATCGACACGATGTCCAAGGAGTGGGAGGCGTACAGCGGCAGTCCCAATTCATACGGTGGCTCCACTGTTGCTGGGTTTGAGTCCCAGGCTCTGTACAAGGCCCGCGACGACGCACGTCGCAGGTCTCAGGAAGCTGTGTACCAAGCCATCGAAAACGGCAAGGATCCAGTGCAGGCACTAAATCAACTGTGGACCAACAGCAACTTTGGTCTCAGACGTCGTGAAGAGGTGGGTGGTGTCCAGGCCCCCATGTATGAGAACGGTTCTCAGTTGATGCGGAAGAACACTGGCAACTGGAACCGGAGCTCCATGGATTCTCGGGCCGCCAGCAACCTGAAAGGCCAGGCCAAGGTTCGTCCGCTGTACGGCGCTGAGCCTTTCGCCACTGACGTCGATGCTTTCCTGAATGGGAGCCCGAGCCAGAACTTCAGGACGTTGATGAAGACATTGACGACGGGGGCCGGTGGCCAGAAGCCATCTGAGGTGATCTTGAATCAGTTCCGTCTTCTGGGCATCGACGTGCCAGAGGAGCAACGCCAGCGCATCCAGTCCATGGATGGCCAAGAGATTTCAAGGGCAACACCTGCGCGTCGTCAGAGTCCCCAGCAAAACGGGGCCTTGGCTGGCATCCAGATCGTTGGTGGGGCCCTGGGCAACTTGTTGGTGCCACCGGCTGCAGCTGCACCAACCGTCGCGGCCACGACGCGACCAGTGGTTGCTGCCAGGACCCAGTCAACCGTGACCCCACAGGCCCGGGTTGATGGCTACATGAAACGCCTGTCCTACATTGAAACCAGGATCCGCAATATCCCCAACGAAAAAGGTTCAGCTGGTCGTGGCTACTTCCAAGCGTTCCCAGATTTTACCAAGGAAGCAATCGCTGCGTCGGGTGGCGTCGACCCCCGGGACGGCGACTACGGCCGAGCAAAACAGGCATCAGAAGCCTGGATCCGCACTTACAACAAGAAGGCTTACGCAGCAATTCGGGCCGGTCGTTACGACGAAGCAGATCGGCTCCTGCGTAACACCTGGCCATCGTTGCCAGGTGGAAGCCAAGCCCAGGACGACAAGGTGCAAAAGGCTGCCCGCAAATACCTTCGCTGAAGGCTTGGTTCTTTGACGGCAGCAGTCCAAACTGATCCCATCGCCAACTGATCCATGCCTATCCAAACGATCCGCGACCCCAAGACCGGGGAGGAGCGGCGGGTCTACGTGTCGTCAGGTGGCATGGGGGCAGGGGCTCCACCTAAGCCGCGGCCACAGCCACAACCTGCTGGTGGTGGATTCATGGGCACGTTGAACGACTTCAACCCCATGAAACAGATTGGGGCCCTGGGCACTGGGGTGTCCACGTTTCTCCAGACGGGAGACCTGAACAAAAGCATTGCTGCGGCATCGAAGGAAGCAGCACCGACGACGGCACTGGGTCAAGGGGTCAACCGGTCCTTGGTGCGAACCGGACAAGCTGGTGTCCAACGGTCAGTGGATATAGCCCGGACGGAAATTGATCGGGCACGGCTGGCCCGGGAACAGATGGCAACAGGTGTGTCGCCACTAGACGTCAAGCTTCCCTCCACCGGTTCTGGTGCG